AAGTTGCGCTGCCCACTGACCGGGCCGGTATACCCGACTTCGGGGTCTTCCACGCGTCCGGGATTGAACGTGTACTTGTACTGTTCCGTGTCAGCCGCAGGTGGTTTGAACTCAGGTTGCTCAAGCAACGCTGGGGCCATGCCCGCCGCACCAGAAGCCATCAAGCCCTTCATACCGCCCATGCCGCCTACACTGCCCATAAAGCCCGTGCGGCCCGCTTCTGTGCCCAAAGCGCCCAGCCCTTGGCCCATCTGAGAAAAATTAGCTCCAACGCTTGGCGCTCCCATCCCTACGTCTGCCATAGCCCCCACGGAGTTTGCCGAGCCTGCAGCGCCTGCACCCATCAGACCGGCACCAAGCCCCGCGCCACCGTATGCGCCAAGACCTGCCATCAAGCCTTTTTGCAAACTGCCCGTGCGAGCAGCTTCAAAGCCACCCATGCCGAGACCGACCATCATGGGCGTTGCAGCGCCGCCAGTAGCGGCAGTGATACCGGCACCGATAAGCATCGGCAGCATCTTATCCAAAAAGCCCGCTTCAGGCAGGCCCGTTTGGGGGTTAATGCTCAGTGATCCGCCAGCGGCCATAGCTAGCGCTTGTAGCCCCTCGACTTCTCGGGGAGACATGTGGACAAGCTGTGAATCTGGGCCGCGTCCTTGCGCTGCCATGCGCTGTGCGGCGAGTTGCTGAAGGCTCATTGGTGCCTCACAAAGAAGGGGTTGGTCGAGTCTATCATGGGGGTGTTTTTTAGCCAACTTTCCAGTTGGTCCCGTCAGAGTACACAGGCGTTAAGACCGCACCGCCTCCGGCGACCGTAGCACCAAAGCTAGGCGTCAAAGCGTCGGTCACAAAAGCCCTTGATCCTGCGCCTGATGTGACCGCACTGGGTAGCGTAGCTACGGTGTAGTTCGTTACTGCCGGGACAATACTGGACACGCCAAACTGGCGCAGCGTGTTGTCGAGTTGATTAAAGTACAGGCGTAAGGTATCCGCAAACTGGTTCTGGTACCGCGACTCGTACTCCGTGGGAGCCGCAGGCAAGCGCGGTGCCGTAACGCGTGTGAGCGCAGCGGTAGAGGTGACGATCAGTGTCATACGGGTTTTTACCTACGACCATCAGGACGCACATCGAGCGAGGGCACGCCCAACTGCCACTGCACACCCAACCCGTCCGAGCTGACCTTGAACGCCATCTGCCTGCCCCGGATACGCGTGTAAACGATCTGGGTGAACTGCTGCACCGTGTAGTTCCGTTGGTTCTGGTAGTTCTGGGCGCTGGTCACTGTGGGCGTATCTGCCGTGTTGTAGTTGGCACCGGGGTTCTGCCGTGGGCGCAGCGTGAACGTGACCTGCGGGTTGTTGACGGTAGAGCCGTCAAACGTGATGTCCGGAATCATGCGCCAAGCAAACCCGTAGTTGTGGCCGTCACCTATGTCAAAGTCCGCTGACTGAATGTACGCGCTAATTGGCACGGGCGGGTTCACCGAGGCATCATTGACGCCGTTCTCGTGGTAGACCAGTATGGCGTTGCCGCTGTTTTCCCCGGTGGCCGACGGGAAGTTGCGCAGCGGTGTGTCAAGCCACGCCGTGCGAGTCAAGTTGCCGTACGACCAGATGCGCTCCAAGTGGTTGTATATAACGTAGCGGTCAATCACGGTGGAGCTAGCCGAGCAGTAGAACCACCAAATCTCGTTAAAGCCTTCGTTGGTCCCTGCAAAAAACTGGTACTGCTGCTGCAAGTTGATATCGCCAAAAATGTACTGGCGAAGCGGGCAGTACAGCGTTTCCACGCGGCCTGAGTACATGTAGAACTTATCTAAGCCAAGCCAGTACGTGACGTTGGCCGCAGATGTCATGGCGTTGGGACCGGCAATTGATATGTTGTCGGCCAGAATCTGAAAGCCCCAAGCATCCGGTGGCCCGATAAACTGCATGGCGTACAGCGCTGCGTCAGTCCAGATCAAAATCTCCTGCCGCGCCTGCATAGCACCAACAATCTCGGAGCCGTTGCTTAAACGGTAGAACCCGGCGTCGTTGGTTTCCAGTGGCTCCCACACAAGTATGTCTTCTGCGTCAGACCAGCGGATAAGCAGTGGGTCAAGTGTTGTTGAGCCCTGCACGTTGCAGCCAAACGCAATGACAAACCGCGATGCATCAGAGACCATCACAAAGTTGCATATGGTGGGGCAGTAAGCGTCTGCTAGCCAGTACTGGATTCCGTTTTGGGTGTTGGTGTTAGTGGAACTTAACATTTGCGCCCGGTTAAACACCGTTGGCGTATTATCAACCACCCAATAGTACAACGCACCCCCTCGTGGGTTGAGCACCAAGTTCTGGCCGAAGTTGGCCTCGCTCCACAGACGAAGCTGTTGGCCGATACCAAGACCTGTTGGAGCGGCTATACCCCACCCGGTAGCTGACGAAGGATATTGATAAATACTGGCACCGTTTGCATGTGCAGCCGCAGTAGTGCCGGATACACCACGCGTTATGGTGCCCTGAAATGTGGTTGCCGTTACTGCGGTATATGAAATACCCTCAGTGTCAATATAAATTGTCCCGCTGGCAGCAAAACCAGTTGTGGACACCACGGTAATAGCGGTTGTAGAAACCGCAGTAACGGGAGTGCCGCCGTTTATTGTTGTTGCAGCGCTTGGGCCAGAAGAGCCGCCCCAGCCCCCCGCGCCCCAACCGACGTTTGCGGTGTACACCGCGCTGCCCGTAGTAATCTGGTAGGCAAACGTAGCGCTGACCGCTGGCGTGCCGCTGCTCGAAGCTGTGCCTGTTACAACTATGGAGTACGTACCTGTTGTCAGGTACGTAATCCGGTGCTCGCCGTTTATGTTGGCCGCAAGGACGCCATTAACTGGGCCAGAGGTAGCCGAGATAGTCACAAAGTCGCCGGTCTGAGCGCCGTGTCCGGGGTCATTGATGACCAGTGTCGTTTGCGTGCCGGTGTTGGTTGCAGTGTTGGTTGTAAATGCGCTGGCCACTGCAACGGCTGTGTCCCTGATTGGCGTGATGTCGTAGAAGCCGCCGCCCGTGCCGTTTTGGATGTAGTATTTCAGGTTGGTGCCAAGCCCCAACAAGTTAAAACCAGCAAGGTTCAACCAGTTCAACAGGGATCGACATACCCCCCACAGCGTGCCTGTGCTGGGCTGCAGCGTGGATGTGTTGGGGCCGCTGTCTTTAACCCAGCCCCCCAGCTTTTCAGGGTAGCCTGAGCGAAACCGCACCTTGTCCATCTCAAACCACGTACCCTCATTGGCAAGCGTGGTTGATTCGCGGTTGACGCCGGGACGCAGTTGAAGTTTTTGAAGCGGCATTGTGGACCTTACGCCATGTCGGTTGACTCAATTTTGACGCTTGCAAGCCTGCGCATCCAGCCTTTACCGAACGTAGCGAAGGTGGGCAGACTCTTGTAGTGGGCCTCGCGCAAAGCGCAGAATGCCGCGATCATTTCATCTGCGGGCTTGGCTGTCACGGCAGCTATCGTCTTGGGTCCGATCTGTCCATCCGCAGTCACTCCAGCAGCTTGCTGTAGAAATTTACTAGCGCGACCAACACCAGCATTGACAGCAGCATCGAAAACGCACAGATCAACCCCGCTAGGAAGATCGTCCCCGCGCACAGCGTCCCAATAGCGCTTTTTGTAAAGGGGGCCAACCATTGCAGGTGTAAGCGCCCGCATGTCGGCTTCAGTGGCAGGCTTGCCAGTCCATTCTTCCCATACACGGCGGGTCACTCCTAGATTGGTCATGCCGCCCGGATCGTTGGGGTGGTTTACATATCCTTTCTCGTAATCGAGGACATGCTCCAGTGCTTCTTCCCAATTGTGCTTCATTTTGCAGCCTTTGATAACAGATCAGTCTTGGCTTGGGAGCCAGCAGACGAGCCGAAGTAGTAGGCGATGATGCCTGTCCACGCCGTGCCCAAGCTGCCCAACATCATCAAGATGGCCGGATTGCTGCTGTCGATCTGGTTGAAGAACATCATCACCATGATGCCAAAGAAGCCTAGCGTGACTGCGCCAGCCAAGATGGGGGGCATCATGGAGCGCGTGGTAGCCTGCATGTCCCTGGCGCTTTTGCGATCCTCAACTTCCAGTTTCTCAAAGTTCAGGCCAAGCTCTTGCGCCTGCTTTTGAAGTTCAATCTCGGCCAGCTTGACCTGCGCAATCTGATCGGCTGACAGCTTGTTGCTGGAGATCATGTCTTGGACTTTGTTTTCGTCCACGCCAATGGCCTTGGAGATGGCAGACACGGCCATGCCAGCAAGCGGGCCACCTAATGCGGTGGCAATTGTTGGTGCAATTTGTTTTAGCCAGTCCATTATTTCACCTTCAGTTTTTCGTACAGGATTGCAATGTCTTGTCGGTTGTGCATGATGTCATCACGGTTCTTTTGGATTTCTTTTTCCAAGTCTTGGCGCAGTTTTTCTCGGGCTAACTCCGCACCCGTATTTGTTGCTTGCTTATTGTCCGATGTGACCACCAGACTGATTTTGCTGTTGAGGATAGTGACCTCGTGGCTTAAATTTGCCAGCGCAGACATGAGATACACCACACAGGTGAAAAGCAGCGGCAGGACAGCAAACGTCAGCTTTTCAATCAACGCGCCTTTCCCGGATTCGTCGGCCATGATTCGCTCCTTTACTTGGCTTCCAGCGCCTCAAGCCGCGCTGTGAGTTCTTGGATTGCTTTGACCAGCACGGGGATGAGCTTGCCTGCCGACATCTCCAGCTTCTCAGGATTGGTTTCGTACACCAAGGGGAACCAGCTTGCGCCCGCTGCCTCCAGAGCAGCCTTGGCTTCTTGTGCCACAAAGCCTTCGTTCCAGTCGTTCTGAGCGCGTGAGCCGTCTTGGGGCACAGGCACATAGTCTGTAACCCCGTCTTCGCGCTCCACCTCGTTGATGTACCAGTCACGCTTGTCCCACGTGTAGCGGCGCGGGCGCAAGGCGTTGATAAGGGCAAGGCCCACCGGCAGGGCT